ATCGGTACCAGCGGTGGTGTCGTCGTCGTAACAAAGAATAAGCTTGGTCATGGTGTTATTAGTTGCGCCACCGGCTGATGAATACACCAAATCTGGCCAGGTCAATTCGTATGCATCTGATGTATCATTAGGCGCTGGTAAAGCGGCTATTTCCGCATCAGTTAGTGTTTTACGGGCATAGTTTGTAAAGTCGGCCTCTGTATTGCCGCCCGCTGTTAGTAGTGCTGATAAAGTGTCATAATCTTCTAACACGGCATCTGCTTCTGCTGCTTTTAGTAGCACAACAACAAAGGCTGAGTTTGCCGGATTGTTTGATTTTACGTTTTTATAAAGCTCGACAATGCGACCTTTAGCGATGTTGAATGTGATGTTTGACATGTTTTTCTACCTTTTTTTAATAAAAAAGCCCCGATTAAGGGGCTTTTTAATGGGTGCGATCATTCAGTTATGATGCTTTTTTTGCTTCTGCTTCTGCTTTTTTTGCTTCTGCTTCTGCTGCTTTTGCATCTTTTTCTGTAGCGTATTCTGCATACTCAGCCTTTACTAAATACGCAGCTGTTGCGTCGCTACAGGGTGTTTTGGCGTCTTTTTCACAAGTGCCAACTTTATCCACATGGGTACGACGTAATAATTTGATTGTTTTCATAGTCATTAACGCGCCCATTACTGAGCGCGTTCCTTTATTATTTAATTAGGTTAAAAGTACTTAAATCGTTGCTCTAGACAGGCGTTAAATCACCACCCATTAACGCGGCGGGGACCTCTACTGTTAGTGCTAAACGTCTTTCTGCACGAACAGTAACCAAGTTTTTAGTAAAGTTATCAGAATCGGACTCTGATAATTCAACGACAACCCCCTGACGGTTATGAATAGTTGCCGCTTGCTGGAAAGCACCTACTAAGAACTCATCTTGAGACACTGCTGTTGACTCTACTACCGGAACGCCTAATGAAACACCTGACACATTCGCGGTTGTACCTGCCTCAATTTCCATATCGGCATAATCGACGGGATTAAGCAAAACAGCATCGGCCCGATAACCTGTGTTGCGCAATAACGCCACCACTTTACGAATTAACACGTGCTTTTTAAGCACCGTTCCAAGGTTAGCATTGGCAATTCCATGAGCGGTGTAGTTTGCTGCGTTTAATAGGCCGCTAATGTTTGAGCCTACGCCATCGCCTGAGCCGATTTGCGCATCTGCTCGTTCGTTAACGCCGTATGTCATACGGAAATTAATATAAGCGGCCAACGCTGGCGCATCGTCTGCTAGTTGGCGTGATATTTTTGTCCAATGCGCAATGGTTGCGACAGGCATTGTTTCTAACGCAAAGGTAATAGTCGTTTCTGGCTTTGCGGCGCCCTCTGCCACTTCTGCTGCGTTATTTACAAAAGATGCTTCGCGGGTGTATTCAATCGCATTGCTAGTGGTGGGGATGCTAATTAGCAAATCTTCTAGCGTTAATTCTTTTGCGGCACCGGGCACAATAGCTGCTTTGCGATCAGGTGCGACGGTTACATCCGACCCTGTTGTTGTGCTGTTGCTAATTTCGATTCGCGCTTTTTGCGTTGAGCCTTCTTTAAATGCGTTGTATGCACCGGACTCAATAAACTGAGCGCCCATGCTTTTAATGCCGGTTGACTCACCTGACGCGCCACCTTTTTGTTCCATTTGCAACAAACGATCTGCAATTTCTTTTTGCTGCACACCTAATGCGTCTAATGCATTTGATGTTTCAAGTGACATTTTGCCATTGGCTTCGATGTCTTTTTTAGCTTGCTCTTGAAAAGAGGCCATTGAGCTTTCGATACCGTTCATTGTTTTAATGACGGCTTGAATTTCGATGTTATCCATTGTTTATCCTTTTATTTTGGGCATAAAAAAACCGACGATTGTCGGCTGCTTGTTAATACTGCTTAAACGCTATTTTGTTAGGCTTTCAGGCACTTTCATTCGCATCATCGCGTTATGAATTTCTGCTAACCCTTCGCTTGGCTTATTGTCGGAATCGCTCCGAAAAACGGCCTTTGCGCGGCTGGCTAAAGCCGTAGCCACCCCTTTCGATAAGCCGCCTGCATCACGCAGGTAGCGTTCAAAATCTTTGATGTTGTTAATGGTTGATATGTCTGCGTGATTATTAGCGATAGGCATATTTTTAAAATGTTTATCAAACCCAGTTACTTTTGCTGCCACCTCAACCGCATCGGTAACGGTATCAACAAACCTTTTTGTCATTGCCTCGTGACCATTCATCCACGTTTCAGAATCTAGCATTTCGCTTAGCTCATCTTCTGGTAACTGTGTGCGTTTTTGATAGATCGCTAATGCGGACGCTTTAAATTTATCCATTAGGTCTGCCATATGTCTTAACTCATCTGACCCACCCCACGCACCACCCGATGGATTATGAATCATAATAAATGCGTTTTCTGGCATTGATATAGTATCTGCTGCCATTAAAATCACAGACGCCATGCTTGCAGCGACCCCTTCCACATAACCATGTACTGTTGCCGGATGTGATTTAAGAACATTATAAATGGCAAATCCATCTATCATTTCACCACCAGGCGAATGAACTGACAGATTTATTGACTTGGCATCTGGGTACTGCATCAGCTCATTGATAAATTCTTTCGCACTAACACCCCAATACCCTATTTCATCGTGTATTGATATACTGACAACCTCGTCGCTCATGCTTTTTATTGAATACCAATTTTTCATTTTACTGCCTCTTCGTTTTCTTTTTTAACCCAGCCTAAACCTTCAATAATTTCGTCACTTGCCGTACTAACCACATCAAAACAAGAATCAAGAACAATAACCTCAGCCCCCTCATGCTTCTTTTGTATGGCTTCTCGCAAAGTTTTACAAAAGTCATTAATTGCTGCTCGCGGTACAACCTGATTAAGCTTTAAAACATAGATTCCAGTTGGTGAGAACTCTAAGCCTTTTATATATAAATCATCCATAATTATTGCTCCACTGTTTCAGGCGGTACGCTGCCCATTGATTGTGTTTTACCTAGCATATCCAACGGCACCAGGTTGACCTGTGCTGTTAACATATCGCCACCTTCGACAGGTAGATCGTTTTCTAACTTGCGACATTCGTTGCGTGTTTTAATGCCGTTTTGCACGGCTTGGGAATAGATTTCCATGCGGTCTTTTAATGATGCTCTTAATAGAGCATCTAAATTAAATTCTGCTATAACGCCTTGCGCTCTTTGCTTGGGCGTTAGAACTTGCTTTCTTATAGCTTGCTCTATTCTTGATAGTTGCGGCCTTAGTTTTAGGCGATGGAAGCCGTCTATAATTTGCGCTGCGCTTGAACCCAGTGCGGTGCTTTGCGCGGTATCGTTTATTAATATGGACGGTACGCCAAACCAGCGGGCCAAATCTTGTACGGCAAAGGCGCGCGTTTCTAGCAGTTGTATGTCTGCTGGTGTCATGCCTAGCGGCTCGAATTTAAACTGAGCTTCTAAAATATGTAACTCTTTTGTGCCACCAGCGACTATGCCGCCCAGTTCTCGCTTAACGGCTGCTCTTTGCTCCGGGTTTAGCACGACATCGGTCATTAATATGCCGGGTCTACGCGCCTCTTTTTTAAATGTTGCGGTGGTGTGGTCTTGTGCGCTAATGGCTAGGCCAACGCTTGAACGCATGTAATCTAGGGGGGACATACCTATTAGGCCGTTGCCCATGCCTTTGATGTGCAGAATGTCGTTTTCTGTATATACGATGCCTTCATTGCCGTGGCTGTATATATAGAGCAGCGATCCATCTTCAACGGCTATTACTTCTACCTGATCGGCTGATAGTGGCCACATGGATATAACATCGCCATTGGCGGCACGCTCTATTCTTGCGTACATATTTCCGCGCAAGACGAAGTTAAGCAGCATTTGCTCCCAAAATTCTTGCGTTGTTTGCCGTCTGTTTGGTGAGTCATGTAGAACTCGGTAGAGCATTTCGCCCCGCATTGATTCGCGCTGGCCATCTTTGCCGGTGCGATAAACGCCAACGGGAAGGCTGCTGATTGTTTCGACGATAAGTGATACGCAGGCCCACACGGTGCTAACCTGTAGGGCTGAATCTATACCGATAAAGGGGCTTGATTCGTGGGCTGATGTTGATGGGCTGCTGTCTTGGGTGCCTGCTTGTTGATTTGTGGCGTTGTTGGTTAAGAAATTGTAGGCCCGTCTGAGTATATTCATGCGCTAATCATGTTATTGATGAAGTCGTCTATATTTTGAGTTTCTTCTGTTGACATTTTTAACCTCGTGCCTGTTGCCATTAGCCCTGCTACTACGCCGTCCACTCGGCCTGTGGCTTTTGATTTTGTTACTTTTCTGTTGCCTGCTGGGTCGGTATCTATAACGGCATTTGCTGCGCACCATGTCATGACTGGATTAACGCTGTGCTTGCATTCGTCGTTGAGCAATACGCGTTCAAATTCATCTAGCGCGGGGGCCATGTCTTTGAAGCCTTGGCCGTAGCCCATTAGGGGTATGTCGATGCCTTCATCTAGCAGCATTTGCTTTAGGTCCTCTATTCGCCATCGGTCGTAGCCGACCATTTTTAGGTCAAACTGCTGTGTTATTTCGGCTAGTCGCGCAATGACGAATAATTTACTGATGGCTTTGCCTGGCGTTGTTTCTAAATACCCTGCTTTTTCCCATGCTAGATAATCTACGTTGTCGGCATCTGATTTTGCTTTTAACCCTTCGCTGGGTAACCAGAAGTAGTGTAAATATCGATACACTGGGTCTTGTTCTGTTGGCTCAAACTCCAAAACAAGCGATGTTAAATCTTGAGTTGACGATAAATCTAAGCCGCCATGACATGCGCGGCCTTTTAGTAGCTCCGGGGCTATTTCTTCTTGCGCGTTAAACCATACATCTGAACTGATCCACGGGTTTTCAGCCCCGACCCACTGGCAGAAATTAAGCCGCCGCACTTCTGATTCTGCCGATGGCATACCTCGCGCTTGGTTTACCAGTTCGCGTAAGTATTTATGCGGTATGGTTATGCCGAGGCTTGGGTTGGCTTTAGGCCAGCAAGATTCGTCATTAATTGGGTCGTCATCTTCATCTAACGCGCAGATATAGCTAAAGAACGCGTCGTCTTGTATTTGGCCTGCTGCTACTTTGGCGCCGTAGTCGTGGTAGTCCCAACAGATGGTTGTTTTGTCGTGACCGCTGTTGGTAATCATGAACATGAGGGCTTGCTTGCGCCCTTTTGTTCCGGCACGT